CCACGTCTATTATCAAAGTCTGCTTCGTTAAGAATAGCAGGAGCATTGGAGTCTCTGCTTTCTCCACTAACACCACTGTTAGCAAAACTGGAAACAGTATCGACATGGTATGCATTAAGTGCTGTGGAAGAACCACTATCTAAGGCACGAATTACTAAAAGTTGATCAGAATATTTTGAGAAGTATGCAGCGGAATGGAAGTCCACTGAATTATTGGTGTCAGGAGAAGCAAATTTCTCTACAAGGTCTGCTTCATTAAACACATATGTTGGTACATCTACTGGACCCCAACGGAAGTTACCTGCGAAAACACCTGTGGTGGTTCCGACATTTGGTACATACCCTGTGAGGTCAATCTCACGGGTTACTACAGCTGGAGACAGAGAAGGCGTGAAAAAAGCCATGAGTCTTCCTCTTTTTCGTTTGGATTAATAATAAGTTATCCATAATAAGGTAGTTTCAAAACACGATATTATTTATAAATATCTGATCTTAGAACATTTCTGTAGAGCTCGAGGTCCAAACATCACCTCCAACTACTTCTGTTTCGTCTCTGTCTACGCCATCATCAATGATACCTACAGGGACAATATCGTCTTCAATCTCTTTATTACGCTGTTCATAAAGCATTTGCTTCATTGTCATATCAGTTTGATTGACAAATGCTTCACTACCAACATACCATGCAAACATAACCAAGTTCATTACTAGGTCATCATGGTTGCCATCAGATGCTTCAAAAGAATTACCTCTTGCTTCAAATGTAGAACATTCACTAATCGTGTCTAGGTCTATAAGTTCAAGTCTCTTTTCTTCTACTAAGTCTTTAAGGTTAGAACAACCGATACGTTTGACTTTTCTATTCATAGTCATACCAATAGCACCAGCTTTGATCATTGACTCTACATGAACATTTTCATATTCAATATCATAGTATAGTCCATTAGCAACTACAGAACCTGCATCATTAGATTCAATAATAGCATATGCTTCATTATATCTCTTTGCCCACTTGTGAATAATATCAGGGAAAAGAATAGGCGAAATCATATTGTTTCTATAACAAGCAACTTGCTTAAAAGGATTAGTAGAAATATCAATAATATTAAATGTAGAATAGTCCTGTCCACGACCTTTAGCAACATCTACAGTCATAATATAGTCATGATTCTTCTTAGGTTCTTCATAGACTTTAACATTACCAAGGTCAGCAAGTGGAGATGCAGCCTTCATATTCATTAGTGCATCAGCAGAGATAAGTGTATTACCTGTTCCAAAAAACGTATTTCCAAATTCTTGCTGAAATTGTAACTCTGAGGTATTAGATATGGTTTGCTTCTTCCACTCTTCATCACGTCCCGGAACGTCCCACCAGTCCACTCTGAAGGGTTTAAATTCATTTGTGGACTGTAATGCCCCCTCATAAATTTTATGGAAAATATTACCAATACCATTAGCAGTAGAAGTAATAATCACCCTAGAAGTTTTACCGGATGATACTACAGGATAGGTAGAGGTATAGAAGGTAGCAGCATCATCTACAAATGCAAACTCATCTAGGAACAAAAGGTTTACAGACAGACCACGAATAGATGAACCAGAAGTAGCAGCTGCAATAATACGAGAGTTATTTGAAAACTCTAAAGAACCTTTGTTGAGTGCTTTAGTGCCGGGTTGTAAAAAGAAAGGAACATTTTCTAGTGCAAGAGTAATACGAGAAAGCATTTCTCTAGCAGTTGCACCTTTGTTTGCTAACACAGCAATAGTTTGGTCAGGATGAAATAATGCATACCAAAGAATATACATACACGAACTGATAGACTTACCAGACTGTCTACAGGCAAGAACAATAGAAAATCTATTATCTTCAAAATGCTTAAACATTTCTTTTTGATAAGGATACATCTTGAAAGGTGTTAGACCTTCATCAAGGTTAATTACCTTGCCATAAGTCTCAGCAAAGTATACAGGGTCAGTCATACATTTCTGATATTCTAGGATATCTTCTTTAGACCATCCCTGCTGCACACCATCTTTCTTGACCTGTGCATTACCGAGGTAAGTTTCATTCACTCTTAAAATATCTCTTTGCTAATTTATGAAGTGCATAGAACCAGAAACCATTAATGATTGGTTCAATAATAGCATCTAATGCTGCTAACTCCATAGCTGCACCTGTAATTAACCAGTTGCAGATTGTAGCAATAATAATATGCCCTAAAGTATAAATTATTGCTAGTAGGACACTAGACTCACCAATGAGTCTTCTAAGGAGTTTAAATATTCCTCTGGTCAGTTCTGTCATATACATTATCAATTACCTTTTCATTATCATCGCCCCGCAGCATTTTTTGTAACTCTGCTGTGGAACCTACAAATACATTTTGTGTAAGAGATTTGGTATCATCACCGATATTACCTTTAGTTTGAGTAACATTAATCTCTTGGTTCTTTTTGTGCATTGCTAATAGTGCATGTGCATTATCAGCTTGCTGTTTAATCATACCTGTCAAAACTTCAATAGCACGAGGATGTTCAGACTCTTCTGCTAAGTCCTGTGCCATTCTCAGACCTTCTTCACCAGTCAAAAGAAGGGTTCTTAGAGTGGATCGAATAAGGTCCAAGTCTTCATCATAACTTGAATGGACACTTTCTGGCACATCTTTTTTTGGTACAATATCACTCATATTTTATCCTATTAGAAAGTAATAGTCAAATCACCACTAGTAACAGATGCTTCAGTAGGGCCATCAGCATAAGACCAACTTACTTCAGCGGTTGATCCACCACCAGTTGTCCCATCAGAGGACGAAACGCTTGTAATGGTTAGGTAATCAAACTCTGCTGGAATTGATCCTAAGTTCCGACCAACAACATTGCCTAGTGTAGCAGAGGATGCACCACCACCGCCGCCACCGGGATCCCCGTCAGAGCTCTGAGTACCACCACCAGCACCACCACCGCCGCCGCCACGGAAGCCGCCACCGCCACCGCCGCCGCCACCGTTATCAGGATCGTCTGAGCCAAATCCAAGTCCACCACCGGCACCACCATAAGGAGAACCACCAGCACCACCACCACCAGATGATCCTGCATCGGAACCACCGTCTCCACCATTATTACCAGAACCGTTAGCACCAAAGTCATCACCACCAGAACCTACACTAGTGCTACCACCAGTGCCACCATCACCATCAGTGCCTTCACCGTTAACACCATTACTTCCAGTAAGGATACCACCACCACCACCATCGCCAGCGTCATTATTATTGCCATCGTTTCCCCGTGTACCACCACCACCTCCACCACCTGCTACTATAGCAAATGTAGTTTGGGAACCACCGGGTCGCTGAATTTTGAGCAAAGAAGCACCACCGCCGCCACCGCCTTCGCCACCTTGACTGAAGCTACCGCCAACTGCACCATTCCCACCAGCAGAAAGAGTGAGTGTCTCTGTACCATCAAGTCCACTGATTGTAAGTGTCATTTGAGCACCAGAACCACCATCCCCTCTAGCGCCTTGTTGCTGACCACCATTGCCACCTTTGCCGCCACGCAGGAATACTTCAATGTCACCGGGAGGACCACCAGCTGCGGTAACGCCAGAAAGAATCATTAACTGTGGAACACTCATACTACTCTATGTCCTATATCGAATCACCCTGACCGGGTATTAAAATGGTTTCTGTAAATCCATAATCACTATCTAAACTGACATTGATAGGATTAGGTTCGATAATAATACGTTCAAACAGGTTATCTGAATCAGTAAGACTGTAAGACCCGACTGTAGGAACATCAGGGTCTCTGAAGTCCACGATTGCCTTGCGAATAATAGATGTGTCAGCAATAGGACCAAAGAAACTTGTCTTCAGTTCAAAGTCTAATGTATATATAATTGTTCTTCTGTTTTCCAGCTGACCTTCATAATCATCACTAAAAGAAATGCCAATCAAAGAAATTGGAATATCCTCTACAACATCTGGATAATCTGCAAACTGTTTCATTGTAATAGTGTAAGACGGGTTGAAGTATGGAATAACCTGCTCAAGAATCTGAACAGCATCTTCATTAGTCTTTGCTAGAATGCTTAGCTGAAAGTTTAGAATATAAGGAACAGACGTAAAGAATTTAGTCTTCTTGTTGTTGTCTGTAACGATACTCTTGCTAAAGTTATTTGTTTTAGGTAATTGTCTAGTAGGATCAAAGTAAAGAGAAGACATTTCAAATCCCATTCTAGGGAGTTTGATTGCTAATTTAGCATCTGCCATATCTTCTGTTTCACGAATGCGGTCCAGAAACTTTTGTTTAGGAGAATAACTTAGTGGAACTTTGATTTGACTAATAACACTACCACTAGAGTCTTTTCTCAGTAAGTAAATATTATTGAATAGTGTGCCAAATACAGCTACACATTTACGAATCTTCTCATGATAGAAGTGTTGTGTCAACATATTATGTCACCTCTCCAAATGGGTTACTTTCAGAGAAGTCAATAATATTATCCCCTTCAGTTTCAAAATCTGCGTTCTGACTGAATACCTGTTGTAACTCTTCACCTACTACACTAATAGTCTTAGTGATACTAGTCTCTGTAGAAGTAATAGTAGTGCCAGCAGTGAATGTTCTCCATTCACCATCAGTAGAACCTACATGAGCAACTTCCAGAATATTAGTTCCAGCATCCCATGTTACAATTTCTGCTACTAACTTAGGTCCAGCAGCACTGTCTACCAAGTATTCAATATTTTCACCAATATCAAATCCATTCTGAGCAGACGGTGCTAACGTAAGTTTGATACGATTACCTATTGCTTCTACATTATCAATATCAGTAATTCCAGTATCAAAGTCTTCATCATTATATTCAAAGAGTTCAATATCAAGTCTATATGTTGGAAGGTCAGAGAGTTGATAGAAAGGTCTATCGTCAATCACTCTCATGATTTCAAATACTTGGTTTGATAATGGAAGATATATCAAATCACCTTCTCTTGGTCTATTATAATTAACATTTAGACCAACAGTAGAATTCCATCTTTTTCTTGCAACATGTAGTGTTGCTCTGTCACGAATTTCTACACCAAACTTTGTGAACAATTCCTGATCACCATCAAAACCATCAGTATTCTCTAGATACATTTCAACAGTATAAGCATCATCAAATCTAGATACCACATCTTCACCAAAGATTTTATCTTCAGCAACTAGTGTTCTAGGAAGATACTGTATATCCTGTCCGTAGATTTTGATAGACTCAATAATGATATTTTCATAGAGTCCTTGTTCGGATCGCACTGTTTGGGAGATATAAGGATTTCTAGCCATCTTGACTTTATCCTAACATGAAATCAACAGGAAGTTCATGAGTCAATCTCATTTGCTCCCGCAATCTCTCCAACTCTTGTGTAGCATCATCATAGAGTTGTCTACCATTCAACTGCACACCACCGGGAAGTTGCATGCCTTCAAACTTAATAAGGTTTGCACCCCACTGCTGCTTAATCAACTGTGTCAGATATTCTTTCAATGAAATATCATTGTAGATATCAGTGTGTGTTTCAGGGTCAATATACTGATAGGTCTCAAATACCAGATACTGCCCTGATGTAATATTACCTTCTTCAAACTCACCATGAACATAAATTCTATTCTGGTGCCTAGAGAAAGTAATCAAAGGAGTTCCAGTAAGTTTCATATCAATTAAAGAAACATACTGCTGCATCTGTTCATAATATGCCAAATCGCCAATGAATGTATTTAAGTCATAGAGATCATTTAAAGACAACTGATACTTTAAACTAAAGAAATCAGAAGAACTAACATTACCAGTAATAGGGAAGATTCTCTGAACAAAAAGGATATTGTCATTAACTGTGATGTATTTGTTTGTCACATCATCACTAGTAACTTGATGTTTCAGATATGTTTTCACTAAAGCATCAGAGTTATACTCACGATAAAACTGCAATGCCTCATCAACTCTATCTTCTAACTGCTCTTGATCAACGTTAATCTCAATCACAGGCGCACCCAGCTTTCTTAAGCAATAGTCAATTAACTGGTCTCTGCTAGATGGATTTGCCATTCATTCTTCCTATATTCTTGGTTTATTACTATTTATACTACCAAGGTTACTAAGCAGAATCTGTTGCCCATGGAAGACCTGTTTCTTCCTGAGAATTATTCTTGGTTGCAATCTGCGCATCGATAGAATTTTGGATACTAGTTACATCAACGTTCGATTGAATCCAAGCAACAACATTTTCTTGTGTTACATTTTCATATGCAATAAAATTAGAGTCTGTAGAATCAGGGGAAAGAGTAGTAGTGCCAATTTTTGAACCTACATTATTTGTTGATTCATCTTTACCTTGGCACCGCCAACGTGCTTGATTGATACCGCCAGTCGGAACATCGTATCTAACACTATTAACTTCCCAGTTATATATAATTGCCATTTTTAATATTTTCCTTAAATTGGTTTTATTATTTATTCAAAGTTTAGAACTTCTTCCGGGGTAGCATCAATAACAGACTGTGCAGCTGCTCTTTCTTCAGTGTCTTGAACAATTTCAGGATTATCTACAGTCTCAGTAGTCGGTTCTGCCTCTGGATTCTCTTCGTCATAGACTAGAACCTCTACAGTAGCAGGGAGTGGGTCAACAGCAGACTGTACAAGTACACTCTCTATCAATTCTTCACCTGTCTCTGGATCATATTCACCAGTAGGATAATCCTCATAGACTTCTTCACGACCAACTGCCAAGACATACTGCGCAAGACGTACCGTAGCCTTGCGGTATTCTTGCAGTTGCCAGTTGAACGTGTTGTTGGTGATATTGATGTCGTGATTGCTAGAGAACGTGGACATGAATGCGTCAAAGGCACCGTCA